CGTCTATGTCAGCATCACCGCTAATGTCTAATGTAGCTGCATCAAGCTCACCTGAAATAGTAATGTTTCTACCACCACTAATGTCTTTGTTTGAGTCTGTTATGATAGCTTTACTTGCTATTACTGTTCCATTTGTTATTCCATCTATAAGATTAATGTCTGCTGCACTTGCTGTAACACCGTCTAGTATATTTAATTCTGCAGCTGTTGAGGTAACACCATCCATAATATTTAATTCAGCAGCAGTTGCTGTAATTGCAGTACCGTTAAAATTTATTGCATCTGCGTAGACTGTACCATCAAAGTATCCATCTTTAAATTCTAAAGAGCTTGTACCTAAATCAATATCGTTGTCTGTTACTGGTACAATTGCGCCATCCTGAACTCTTATTTGCTCTACGGCAGAGCTACTTACTTCAACAAAAATACCCCAACGGTTGTTAGTGCTATCTACTACAATTTTGTTTAAGAAGTTTTGATCTCCTATAGTATGTACATTACCACCTTCACCAGCCGTACCGTCATGGCGGTGTCCTGTTGTTCCTGATGAAGCGTAAGCAAAAGCACCTAATATTTGATTATATTCATTATTAAATAACGCTGCTGTTATAATATCTCCATCCGAAAAACTACTTTGTCGTGTGTAACTTGTCATTCAACTTATCTCCTGTTAGCTATAGCTGTTTATTTTAGTCAGCGCACTAATAATTAGTTGTGGGTGTATAATTTACATATATACCATTAATAGCATATGGTGGATTTTTATCCTCTGATCGTATTCTAAAACTTGTAGTGTGTCCATTACCTTGAACTGCTTGTCTAATAGTAGGATCAAGAGTTCCTCCAAAAAATGCTGAACCAAAAACACTTGTACCAAATGTAGCAGGTGTTCTTATTGTACTTAATGTGTACTCTGCTGGTTGGGGTAAATTTGGATCTTCATAATCGTAGCGAACTCTTAATTTAGGTTCTATTATTCCTTCAGGACTTAAAGAAAGTTTTACATAGTTTACTGTTTTTCTAGTTCCGTGATCTCCAAAGTCAAAGTTAGGAGTTGTGTAAGTTGCTAGTATGTTTGCTTCTAATCCTGAATGAAAAAAAGAATTTCCAGAGTCGTGCAAATAAACATACCCACTATTATCGCCATGATACTGTTGCTCAACACCGTCACTATCAAAACCTGACGCAATAGACCTAGCTTGAATGCCTTTAGTTTCTGACCAAGCCATTCCGTTTGTTGTTAAACTTCCTATAATACCTTTAGATTCTAAAGCTAATTGCGTAGTTTCTGCATAAAATAATCTATATTGTGATTTATTTCTAAGCACTGCACTAGAAATTACATAACTATTTATATTTTTAGCTAATGCATTTGTAATTGGTTGTATTGGTCTACTAACAGAACTTAACTCTACGTCACCAATTCTAGCCGTACCTGCAAGAGTTCTAACTCCATCGGGACTTAAAAATACTAAGTCACCACTAAATTCTTGAATACTGAAATTATCTAAGCAACCTACGTTTTGAGTAATTGGAGTAACAACTATTGAAGAACTTACGTTTATATTTTGTAATTTATAAATACTGTTTTGACAAAAGATTATAAGATCTTCACGAAAAGAACGAATACCTACAACTTTGTCATCTAGTTTTATACTACCTGATCCAGTACCTGTAAAGTGATCTATGTCATCTGTACTGCTATAATAAATAGTATTAGGACTATTTGTGTCTCCTGCAACAACTAAATGTTTGTCGTGTATTATACAAGTTTTAGGATATAAAAAACCATCAACTGTAATTTCTTTTGCAAAGTAAGTTCTACTAGTTAAAGCTCCTGTACCCGTCATTTTAAAATAAAAAGGCTTTGTAGAAGAAGATTGATCTGTTATGATTACTTCACCATAAGTAGAGTCACCTTCGTACAAAGCAAAACTAGCTTGGCCTTGGCTTGTTCTTGTTAATGTTTCTCTGCCTGTAAATGTAGAATAGTCATCACCACTTGCAGCTACCAAAGATCTATTAATCTGTAACCAAGTAACACCATCTAACGTAAAATAAATATTTGTTCCTGAGCAAGCTATTAACCCGTCTGCATAAACAAAAAGACCTATGATAGCGTTTGTGCTATTAGGTCTCGTAGCATCGTCACCACCAAAAGGTGCAAAGCCATTAATTCTTCTGTAACCACCATCTGTATCAACTTCAAAGTTTTCTAATACTGTAGCAGATCCTGCAACTGCAAGAATTTCAAATTGATTTAAGTTTGTGTTAAGTCCACCTTTACATGCTACAGCATATGGGTATGATTGTGCCATTATATAAACCTTATTCTATCATCTTTAAAATAACTTGGTGCTGGTTCCATAAGGTGCATCTTCATTGTTTTTAAGCCACGTTTGTAATCTTCATTAGCAAACGCAGATGCTTGAGCATTATTTTTAAACTGGTGCATGTAATACCTTGCCCTATTTATTAATACAGGCACATACACATCTGGAAAAACTATAGCATCAGTTGAAGCTGACAAAGCCGTTGGTAAATCATAAGCGTAAAAATAAATTCTATAAACTTTATCAGGTATTGACGAAAGACCAAACTTTCTGTTGTCTGGACTTTTTATAACTCTATCGGGTGTTCCGTAGTTTTGAGTGTCAGCATCATCGTGATTCTGAGCTATACGAAAATAATCTTTCCATTCTTCAATACTAGTAAATCGTAAATTACGAATAGTATAAGGTGCTGATTCACCACTAACACCTACTGTAGTTAGTAAAAAATTATCCCAATCTATATAGCCATAATCTGTTGTAAGACTACTTGAAGCTGGTTTTAATTCATACCATCGAGTACCAGCTACAGTTTCAACATATGTATTGCCGTACATTGGATCTGTAGCACCAGATTCGCCCGTAGCTAAAAAAGGCCACTGAGGTTCTTCATTGACCATATCTAAGTAAGATCTATTTATTAAATCTTTTACGTGCGTCTGTACTCCTAAAGAAGATTCAAAGTCAGCAGATGTAAGCTCTACTTCGTTCATTTCTCGTAGAACTTCATTGCATAGTTGTAAGTATGTTGTAGCCATTAGTGACCCATAGTTTTCATTCGTTGTTCCATATTAAATTTTGAACCTTGTGAATGTCCAGCATTTGTAAACTGTCTTTCTAGTTCAAAAATATTCTTGTATCCTGTTTTACCATCTGATACTATTTTGCGATCAGCATCAGTAAGTATTCTTTCTTCATCCATCATGTACATCATTTGCCTGACTCCCGTTGTTTCTAAAAATACGGTCATAATTATTTTGATAGTTTTTTAAACTTTCAGAGTTATAAAACTTTCCAGTAAGACCTAATTGCTTACCTCTTTTTTTATTAGCTCCCCGTATAAATACAGGTTTTTCATTACTTCCTAGTTGTGGCATATAAAAACTCCAAAAGGCTTGGGGGCCTAATCAAAGACCCCCTTACCAGTTCTATTAGTCGATTCCGTAGAACGCTGATACTAACGCTTCAGGGCGTAACACCTTAGCTCCATATACGTGTAGTCCACGTACAATGTCACCAAAGCTATCAGGGTCACGAATGACCTCAGTGCTTGTAATAGTCTGAGCAGTTGCAGTAGACGAAATATGTCCAGCAATACATTGACCAGCAGCGTTAGTCGTTGCAGCAATGTTATTAGTCTTGTACATATTGAATCCACGTAACTTACCAGAAGATACTAGACCGTTTCGGATAGATCCTTGTCCAGCATTGTAGTCCACTGAAAGAAGTTTAGAAGAACTTGAAGCAAGTACTTCGTAGAACTCTGGATTCGCTAAGAACCATCGTCCTTCTTCGGGAACATTTTGCTCATCAAGAAGTCTAGCCATGTGAGACATTACGTCTATAGGGTCGTGTTCGCTAGTACCAAAACCTATATCCAAGTTACCAGTACCGTCAAAAGTACCAGCAGCAAGGTCAGTCGCGTTGTCTGTACCAAGTACGTGGTCAGGGCTAGAAGAAGAAACGCCAGCAAGCATAGTTGCTATAACGCCTTCATCAAAAGCATCACGCAATGCGTAAGCTGCTGAAGAAGTTGCTACGTCTCTGAAGTTAACGTGAGACATGTTAGTTTCAATATCATCAACGATGAATTTGAAAGCGTTTGCTACGTCAACAACAAGAGTTACTTCTTGGTCGGTTAGTTTAGTCTGAGTTACATCTGCTCCACGTTCATATTGGTATACAGTGATTTCAGGTTCTTTGATAATCCTTACACTATCACCGAAAGCTGCAATTTCTCCAGCATAGTCAGTGTTCGTAACAGCTTCTGCTACAGAAGATTTACGAAAAAAGTTTAGTACCTGTTTGGAATAAACCTTTGGTAAGAAAAAAGAATTAGTTTGACCACTTACTGAGTTACCAAAGTTACCGTTAGTATCAGTACCTTGCTCAAAAAATTGGTCGGATTGGTTATAAGCCATTGTATTTCTCCTAAGTTAGAGTATTAATTTTTTACTACTCTACCCTCAGATACTGCAAGTTGAATTTCTTCTTCATACTTATCAAACTGATCTAAGGACATAGCAGCGATTTCCCGTTCAGTCCAGATTCTAGGTTGCTGTGCGTCTACGGCAGTCGTTTTAGTCGATACCATATCAGCAGCAGACCCTTGCTGTTTTTGTCTGGGCTGCGATTTAGTTTGAGTTTGTAATCCAGTTTCAAATTTAAAAAGATCTATAGCTTTAGATGCTAGAGCAGCATTGTCTGGATTGTTATAAATCCATTCTTGTATTTGCTCTGGCTGTTCTTCAGCCCAACTATGAAAATCTTCAGAACCTCTAATGTCCTCAAAATCAGGATGCTTGGCTACTAAAGCAGCTTCTGCTTCCCTACGAATAACTTCTTGCTCACGTTGCTGTAAAGCATTTAGTTTTTCTTGAACTTCATTAACTTGCTCTGAACTTCTCATATAAGCGACAGATTCTACTGTGTCATACAAATCAGGGTACTCTTGCTTAAACTTTTCCAGTTCTTCTGGAGTTTTAGGAGCTTGGTATTGCGGCTGTGCTTCTCTTGCCATAGCCGTCAACTGTTCTTCCTTTTGTTTAAATTCAGATAACTTCTGATCGTAGTGACGTTTTAAATCGTCGTATCTCTTTTTATAATTAGTTCGTTTTTTCTTGGGCGCGTCAGCTTCTGCTTCTTCATTAACAGGGGCTTCATCTGAGGTAGCCTGTTTATTCGGTCGCTCAAAAAACATACCATCCGCACTGTCTACTTTAGGGCCATCTGGCGTGTGCCATGCCTTATTCATGTTGTACGGATTGGAAACTTCTTCCTCCACTTGGTTTACTTCACTCATATTATATCTCCTACGGGGCTTGTACTCTGCAAGGTAGCCATACTAATTCTTTTTTGGCCTAAAAAAATTCATGGGGCTTGGCTTGTCAAGGTAGCCGTAAATTAAAATTACCTGAGACTTGGTGCTTGATTAGCACGTAAACTCATTAGTTTACGAATTTCATCATCCGTATTTCGTGTGTTACTCTCTAGGCTGTCTGTGCTTGTACTTGGAAGTAATCCTCCTCCGTACAAGTCTTTTCTCATCATACCACCGTCATAAGCACGTTCAGCATCATCCATCATTTTTTGGAGATTGTCTGCACCTATTTGATCGGTAGCTTTTTTGGTCATCACAAACTCACCATCTGATAATCTAGCTGGTATTGAATCTGATGTACCATCCCCAAGGCCATCTACTTCTCCTGACCCTGAGAACTCAGAAGCTGATAAAAGAACTTTGTCAAAAATTTGACTTAGTTGTTCATCACCTTCTAGAGCGTTCATTAAATATTCTTGTTCCTTTGAATCTAAAGCTTTTTCAATAACCATTTCCATTTGATCTTGTTCAATTACTTCATCTGATTCTTGCGAAGCTTCTACTTCTTCTGGATCTGCATTAGGATATGTATCTACAGGAACATCCATCATTGGTTCTTCAATAGATTCCTCCTCTACTGGCATGTCCATAGCCATTTCTGGTTCTGCTGCCATTTCAGGTGGCATCATTAAAGAACCTCCTTCTTGATACATTCCTCTTTTCTTTTTATACTTTGACTTAGGCATAAGGTATTCCTTTTTGTTCTCGTTCTTCTAATATTACTTTTACGTTAGCCTTCAACTGCTCTAGGTGTACCAGAGAACTCAGCTTCCCCTGACTGCGGAACAGCTCCAATTCCGATGTTGCCACCGCCAGTACCTGTTGCTCCAAGGCTTTGCGCTCCTTGAGGTACTCCAGCAGGGCTTCCCATGCCTGCTTGTTGTTGGTCAGTGGGAGGAGCTTCTTCGCCTGTTGTCTGTCCATTTTGCATACCTATTATTTGTGCCATGATCGCTGCTTCTTCAGGATCGTTTAGCAGTTCATCGGGGTCTAAGTCTAAGCTGTAAGCTAACTCAGAAATTAATTTGTTCATCTTAACAAAAGGAGCTACGGCAGGATTCTGTACTGTCTGTAAGAACATAGTTAATCGCTGTGACCTTACTTCTTTTTGCATTAAGCTGTTAGTACCTGTTGCTTTAACTTCTAAGTCTCCATCAACACCTAGCTTTTTTTCTAAGAACTGCATGTTCCATTGAAAAAATGCTTCTCCTAATGGCTTTAATAAAAAGTCATCTAGGTTTTTAATAACTGTTTTGATGTTAAGTGACGCTGCTCCAAGTAACATTGACATACCTGACGCTGTTCTTGTCATGCTTTGCACACCTGTTTGTCCGTGTGAGTAGCTTGGTATACCTGTTTGCTCGTCTGCAAGCTGTCTAAACTTGTCAAACATCATCATATTCTCTGTAGATGTGTTAGGAAACTTTAAGCCATTTATTGCTTGTCCAGCTACTCCTGCCTGTCGTTTAAAGACCTTTCCGGGGTATATCTCCATACTTTGTCCACCAACAAGTGCAGTTTCGTCTACATCAAATACTAGTGAGCCAGAAAGAGCTAAGTTGTCTATAGCCATTCTAGCGTGTCCATTCATTATCTGTTGAGAGTCATCCATGTTTTCTGCTACGCCTATACCGAAAAAACTGTATGGATTTCTTTCATACGGAAAAGCTTGATAAGGAACTCTAAAAGGAGTAAATGGGTTAACAACAGCTCGTAAAAGTTTACCGTTACCTATCCAAGCGTTGATTTGTACTTCATCTAAGTCATCAACATCTTCTGGTATATCCATACCTACCTGACGAGCGTACTCTGCATCCATGACTCCCCAGTATTCTAAGACTTCGTATTGATTTGCAGAATATTCTTCTGACGCATCTTCATCTCTTAGCTCACTTTCGTAGTCTAGTTCTACATAGTTTGGCCCCATAGTAAGGCACTCTCTAATTGCATCCTTATTAAAGTAAGGCATCTTTCCTAATGCCCTGAGTTGTGTTCTGTTTAGCTTATGCCTGTGAAATATAAACTCTGCTTCATCCATGCTTGTAGCACTTGGATCAGGAAAAAAATCCCAAATAGAAACAAACTCAATTCTAGGAACGCGAACATCCACGGGTTTATATACCCTTTCGCCTTCTTCATTTTCATCCCATCTATTAAGCGTTTTATTAAAGTTAAACGGCCCTTTAACAATTCCTGTACCAAATAACGAACATTCAAAAAGTGCTGAACGTAATTCTGCAGAACCGCTAGATTCTTCAATTTGGTCATGTATTAATTTCTCCATTCGTCTTGCTGCTTCTTGAGCAGGGTTTACTTCTAGTGCTTGTGTAATAGGACTTAGCCCTTCCTGCATATCAAGTTCTTTTTCAGGTCTAACTACTTCAAAGTTTCCTGAGCCGTAAGTTGCACCTGCTTTAAGAATTCGACCATCACCTTCGTAACCTACGTCAAATGGATTATCAGTCTCCTCAGTAGCTGTATCTTCCTCTTGTCGAGGAGCTGAGGATTCCAGAGAAGGATTAAAGTTTGCGTGTTCTTCAATTCCCTCTGGCATTTTCGTTTCGGATACACCTATAGGAAACTTATTACCACCAAAAACAACGTCTACAAGTTGTCCAAAAGCTGCTAGTACTTTAGTCTTAGTTACTTTAACAAAGACTCTAGACTTTTCAGATTCTCTGAAGCGAACATGCTTACCATACAAACCACGGTAATTGTGGTAAGCAGTAAGCCATCTCTCCTCGTCAATATCTCTTGATGATTGTGCTACAGAGTAGCGATCTAACAAAAGAGCAACAAGGTTGTTTTCTAAAGACTCCTCTAATGTAAGAGCCTTTCCGTGTTCATCTTCAACATCTTCAAAGTACAGCCCATTAGCTGTCAATGTATTTTCGTTGTTTTCAGCCATAAATTAAAATCTCTGGTTAAAGGTTACATCTACAAAATTTTCTTTTCCATAGGTAGGAACTCCACTTTGCTTTCTCCCTGCTGATAAAGTAATATTATTTTTAGTAGCTGAAACACTTCCAGTTCCGCTACCAATACCTACACTACTTTTAATTTTAATGTCTTTAACTTTAGTTTGACCAGAAATATTAGTAGGTTGATATCCTCCACCTCTATTTACTTTATTAAAATTTGTTTTAAAACTAGTATTATTTTTACTTGCTCCAACAGAAAAAGAACTTCCTGATCTTGATCCAACATTACTAGAAGAACCTCCAAAATGAAGATCAAGACCACCTATATTTTTAGCAGTAAAATTTAAACCGCCGCCATTGTTATATTTTAATCTTTTATTTTTCATATTAATTAGTATCCGAATGTTGAGTCTGAAGGCGTGTAAGCCTGTTGTAAATGTAAATTTCTTATTTGACTATATGGGTCACTTAAACGTGGCCTTGACATAATCAAATACCGTAAGGCATCATAAGCATGATCTGGCGCATGAGTATCCACATCTTCAGGATTACTCTTGTCCAAAGGAATACCTGTAAGTTCGCGTATCAGATTAGGGCATGTATTAAATATTTGCAATCGTGGCCTTCCGCTTTGCTGAACTTTAAGGTATTCGTGAACTTGAATTTTCCCTTGGATACGGTTCTTATCTGCTCTACGGAGCTTATGACCTGCACGTTGTAGGGTTTCCCCCACGGTTGGCCCTGTAGTACCAGTTCTTGCCCAAGCTGCGGTATCCAACACACCTTGCACACTATACGGATCATAGACTTCCATGTTAGTTATAACCTGAGCTAAGTCTACACCCGTTAAGTTCTTTTGATACAGCTCTCTATATATAATAAGAGTACCGTCTGTAGGGTCTACTGCGCCCCAAACACAAGCACTTTCTGAAGCGTACCCGTAGTCAATACCTTTTATACGTTCCCATCCTACAGGAATCTCAAAAGGAATTACCACATGTACGTTTGGATCAAACTCTGTAAATGCAGCACCTTCTGTAATTTCCCAATTACCTTCAAGTAGCTGTCTACGCTGTACATCTGGTAATGCCTTTAGCATTTGTTCGTACCTTCCATCTTCGGACAGATACGGATTGTCGTCTAGTCTTGCTGGAATAAACTTTCTGGATAGTCCATCATCTCCATCAAAACTTTCATTGGGTGGGGCAGGGCTTATATATCGCTTCTTTACCCAATGAGCGCCTACACCTCCGGGGTTGGCCGTGCAACGGAGATACGGTGTTATCTCTGAATCTGTTGTACGCAACCTCGATGCTAAGTAGTTCCAAGCAAACTCTGTGGGTAGGTGGGTAATTTCATCGAACCCTATCCAAGAGTAGGCTTGTCCTTGGTAACGATACACATCAGCATCCCTTTCTAGGAAGCCGAACTCTACTTTAGCACCACTCGGAAAATTCCAAAGCTTTTCTACCTCTCTAAACTTACATCCATGAAAGGCTTGAGGGTATAGTTCCCGTGACTTATCTATAAGTTCACGTAGCTCTGGCATTGATCTTCTTAATATTAAAGCCCTGTGAGCTGCGCGGTGTGCGTACCTCAAAGGGTCTACTAACATAGCGTAGGACTTTCCTCCTCCCGCTGCTCCACCATATAATACATCTATCTCTGGTGCAGCTAAGAAATCTGTTTGTGGGCCATCATTCGGCTGAAAGATAACATTATTGTTGACTTCTTCTTTTACTTTTAAAGGAGCTTCATCAATAACATCATCTGTTACTACTTGACCTGTCGTTACTGTTTTGTTGTCGAGTTTATTTAATAATTCTTTGGAGCTGTTTAAAGTCTTTCGTTGTCTTTGCAACTTAGCTTCTACAGCATTTACTCTCTTTTGCTTGTCTCGTACTGCTTTTTTAGCAGCTAGTTTAGCCTTTGTCTCGCTGTGATAGTTGTAACCTCTACCCTTTGAACCTTTAGCTCTTCCTCCTTTCTTACGAGGAGTACCGTCTTTCTTTAGTACGAAGCTTCCAGTGTCATCTTGTTGATATAACTCTGGATGTAAATCCCAATCGTTAGTTCCGTTCTCTAATGACATTCTTTAATCCTTGATGACTTATGCTACGTCCTGTCTTATGTGCTACCCACGCGGCTCCATCTCTTAGCGAGATAGATCCATCATTTACTAGGTCTTTGATCTTGTCCAAAGCCTCTAGTTCTTCTGGTATCTCTACTAACTCTTTCGAGCTTTCTGGAGATAACTTGTAGCCAAAGGGAGTCTTTCCCTTCTTAAGCCTCAATTATAACTTCCTCTTTTGCTGGTAAGATAAACACACCACCACTTACTTCGTGTTTAACATCCATAGTCTCACGTTTACCTAACCCCACACGGTCTAATATAGTCTGTGCAGCCTGTACTCTCATACTTGCTTGAGGTATAGGTTCATTTGATTCCATTACTTGTACCAGTTTCTGTGCAGCTTGAGGGGCTGACTGAGCAAGGATGGTCGAAGCCATTTCTATAATTTCATTTTTGAGGGCTTTTACTACATGCCAGTGCGTTGTATAGCCAGCAAGCTCTGCTGCTTTTTTAGGATCACCTCCTGTTACAAGTAAATGTTCAAGGAAATTCTCTTGTTTGGTGGTTAATTGTTTGTTGTTATTCTTCATAGTGTACCATTATAGGGTTGATATGAGGTTTTGTCAAGTAGTTTGTGCATAAAAGACTTGACAAGTTAGAAATACGTCTATATAATAGAAGAACCTCTCTGGGGTTGCAACACCTCTATAAAGTAACTCTAGAAACCCGCCCAAAATATTCCTTGTCTAGGAATAAATCACCGCCTTACTCTGGAATTTTCTAGAGTCCCGCCACTAGTTTACAACTCAAACCTTTGCAAAATGTATACGCATTAGTATATATAGGGGAGGGGTGGGGGTGGCTCTGGCGCACCTCTCTTATATTATAGTCAGACTCTAAAGTATCGCTGGAGCTACCTAACGTAACCTATTGAAAACTATAAAATATTCTAGAGTGATGGCGATAATGTTTGTGAGGTTTACATAATTTTTTAGAGTTAAAAAACTTTCTATAGTTTAACTTTAAAAAGAAAACTCTAAAAAATTCATAAACTTACAAACTTAATTAATACTTCGAGCACCATTCTCTAAAGTTTTTTATTGCTAAGTATTTGACTTTGAAAATTGTATATGAGATTCTTTGCTCATCCTGCCGTTTTTGGTGGGTGTTAACAAAGTTACTTGGAGGTAACAAACATGAGAAATTTCAATAACATAGATAACAATCAACCCGCTACGAGCCGACAAAAATTTAATTGTGCTAATGTATTATTTTTTATTGGTGTTCAAGAGAAATTTTGGGAATTATCGGAAAAGAAAGTAATTACAAAGTTAATTAGAAATGATGACGATTTCAAAAAACTAACCCATGGTGACGCTAGTATTATATTTTCTTTTTCTAGAAGAAATGAAGCGAATGATGCATGGATATATAATGTAGATAAAGAATCCGATTATTTTTCTACTATTAAAGCTATTAGGGATGATTTGATACTTAAAACCATAGAAAAAGATAAGCATGTACTTATCTACGATAAGCCAGCGACCAATAAGAAAAAGGCTACTCGAAAGCCTATAGCAGAAGTTAAGTCTAAGACTAAGGGTAAGCCCGCATTAAGTGTTAAGGTTAGGGATAACGAGAAGCTAGCCGACGCCTGTGCCGATTTAGGTGTTACTAAAGCGGAATTCTTGAAGCTTCTAGCCTTAGCGGGTAAGAGTTCATGAGTAGGGAATATACAGTTTTAACTTTAGTTTGTGTTGTACTTGGTTTAGCCAGTATTGCTTCATCGTTTTACTTGTTATCTATGTATATCTAAAACTCTAAAAAATTCTAAATTTTTATAGCCTCGTTGATTCGAGGCTTTTTTTTGCCTGTCCGTTTACCAGTTGCACTTGGTATTTTTTCAAGCCAAAAAAACTATATCCTAAAAGCTCCTGTAATCGCTCTCATGCGTTGCAAAGTTTAAACCTTAATCAACATATCAATCTTGCCGTTTATATTCAGTCACGAGCCTTACAATCAGTTTTAAGACTACCTATGAGTGCTACTCTTAACGTTAAATGGCTCTGGTTTGACTCATACGGCATTTTCTGGCATGCTTCGAACCATTGCCAAGGCTTGCCGACTAGGACAGCTCAAAACAGCTTAGAATCGTTTTTGTTAATATATACTTATTATATATAATTATGTTAATAAGATGTTGATAAGCTGTGGATAACTTGCAAACTGTAAGCTTATAACTTACACGTTTTTTAAAATTTACCCTCGTGCTTGTTTAATGGAGTAGCGGTGGCTAAATTAATAGAGTAACAGTGGCGATTTGACAAGCGATTGAGGTCGTGGTAGCTTGGAATGATGATGATTTTGGAATTGTTTTTAAACTTAAATTAAATAATAAAGGAGAACTCAAATGGGTTCAAGAGATATACTAAACCAACACGCTGATAGAATATATAATGCTATATCAGATATAGTTTATGATGATGAAGGCTTGGAAAATATCATGGATACTCATGGCATTGAGCATGATTTAACTATAGATAAATATGCTGAAGGTAAAGAGATAATTTTTAGAATTTGGAATGAGGATTCGTAATGATAACTTTTATTATAATCGTAGGTTCAATGGTCGCTTTCTTTGTGGCGGCTCATGTATTAATTAAATTAACAGGTAAATAAAATGGAAATGTTTGGTCAGGATTTATTCGCTGTTAATAAATATTCTACTGGTATAATATATACCTTTAGGTTTAACAATAACTATAAGGTAGAAGTTACTGAAATTAAAAAAGATTATTATACAATGTCGGTGTTTGACAGCGAGAAAAAGATATGCCATGATTTGATTTCGTGGTTAGACGAGAGCAGTCTTGTTGATAAGTTAAGTAAGATAAAAGCTTTAGGAGTAGTTTGATATGCAAGTTACAATACCTTTATATAATATTGATAGGTCATTCAAAGATTTGTTGGATGAGTCTAAAGATTTAGGTTATAGTGTTGGTAGTATTTTAAGTTCGCCAGAAGCTAATCCTAAGTTAATAAAAAATTTAAAAAAAGGAGTCATGTCTTTTCCTTTACATTTATCTCCTTATGATAAAGCAGGTTATGGTATTGTGTGTCCTTTTGCATCGCCAGAATGTATAAAGTTATGTTTAGATGAAGCAGGTAATCCTGCATATCTTGATAATAAAATTGAAGCTAGAGGACAGCGTACCAAAATGTTTTTCAAGCATAAAGAATTATACTTTACTCGTTTGATTAAAGAAATTAAAAGAGCTAAAGCTAAAGCAGACAAGGCAGGTATGCAATGTGGTATTAGATTAAATGCGACAAGCGATTTAAGTTATGAAAAGTTTTATATTAAACGAGAAGGTTTTGCACATGGTATTAATTTAATGGATTGGTTTCCTGATGTAGAGTTTTATGATTATACTGCTGTACCTAATCGGACAACACCAAGTAACTACCACTTAACATTTAGTTTAAAAGAGAATAACTTTGACACGGCTATGGCAGAACATAAGCGTGGTTTAAATATAGCGATACCCTTTAAGACAAAACGGCAAGAGGATATACCTAGTACTTGGCAAGGTATCGAAGTAATTAATGGTGATGAGCATGACTTTAGACCGCTAGATAAACCTAGTACTATCGTAGGCTTAACAGTTAAAGGCAACATGGATATGAACAGTCCATTCTTTCAGGAGGTTACAGCATAATGGAATTAGATATACTTATAGGCATGACAGTTTTTGTATGGATTTGTTTTATATTTTATTTATATATGGAGAATGATGATGAGTAAATTATCCCACAGTAATCCAGACTTGGATGATGTTTATGTAGATGGTATGGCAAAGCAAACGATTACCGAAAAAAAGAAAGCTGAGAGAGCACGTAGGTTATTAAAAATAAAGTTATGTGCTGATGGATATTTAGCATTTAATAAAAGACTCATACAAAACAAGAAGTTAAAAAAATAATAAATAAATTATCAAAAAGATTTCTGAAACTTTTAAAATTTTAAAATCTTTTTAGAAAGATTAGAATGTTTTTGTTTATGAATTGTTAAAAGATTTTAGAATATTATACAGGTTTAAAAAGTATTTGTCAAGTGTTGACAGCCACATGGGAACGTGGTAGGCTTGTTCCCGAAATCAAAACAACTTTGGAGAGTTGATATGTTACTACAGTTAAACAATAATAGAGAAGCGGTTAATGCTTTAAGATTAAATGGTTATGGAGACGCAGGGTTTGAAGTTAAAAAATCTGATGTAAGATTTTATAACAGAGAAACTGGAATGACTCAGCAGTTTGAAGGTAAAGAAGTTTACTATCGTAATGATACTGGTGAGCCTATCGCCATACACGGCAAGCGTTACAAGCCACTACAGTATACTACTATGATAGATAAAAGTAGAGATATGATAGAGCGTTGTAACTTAGATGCTACTGGTGTTACCGAGAAGATACAAGTATCCCCGAACAGTGGTATGTGCTTAGTTAATTATACACTACCTGCTAAAGAGTACGAGACTCCCGATGGAGACACTGGTTGCGTTACTGTTATGGCACTGTCTAGTTTTAATGGGGTGTGGAGTTTTATATTATCTTTAGGTTTCAGGCAGAGTGCTTGCTTAAACTCTCAGATATTTATTAAAAATCCTGCAAGCATTTACAAGTCTAGGCATAATGGTTCGCTTGATGTAGATAAAGCTACTAACCTACTTGGTAAAACTGCTGATGTTATCGAAGATGAAATAGAGTTATGGCACAAGTGGCATGCTCAAGAAGTTAGTAACGCTGAGGTAATTAAAACTATTGAGGATACTGTAGGTATAGTTAATGATGGTAAGAACAAAGACTTTATCTATATACTTGATAAGTTTGTACACCACTACTCACCGACCATGGGTAAAAATAAATGGGCATTGTATAATGCTTTAACTGACTGGTCTACTCACGCTCCATCACGTAGTAAAAATAAAATTACTTTACTTCAAAGACGTAGCGATAAAGTTCAGGAGACTTTAGAAACTAACTTCATGGTTGCACAAGCAGCTTAATATATAATATCTCCTAAGCATGAGACAGTAAACTGCTTTACTTTTAAGGAGTTAATAATGGGTAAGAAAAATATACTAGATGCTTTTGTTGAATCATATAAACCTACTGCTATTTTTAGACAAAAGGTATATAAACTTGTTGGTGGTGATGATGCCTTGACAAAGTATACGGATGAGGATATACTTGTGATGCTTAAAAACATGAAAGATAAAATTAAATATTTAGATAGAGAAATAGAAGCTGGAGCTTTAGAAGCTGAGCAAGAAATAACTCAACGTAACTCAGACCGTTGGGCATTAGATAATTGTTCTTAACTTAGGAAAATAAAATGATAATAATAAACGAACAATACATAAATACTAATGGGACTAACAAACAAGGAGAGATTACTAATACCTATTGGAATATTGTTGACTGCTTTGGTGAGCCTACTTTTGTTTATGATAATGATAAAGATGCTAGTAAAGTTGAGTGGTCTTTAGAGATTGATGATGTTGTAGTAACTATCTATGATTGGTATACTAAATCACAGCCTGAGCATAACATGCTATGGATGATAGGTGGTAGAGAACCCAAGGCTGTAGATAAATATAAAGAAGCTATGCGAGACCATGGTAAACGTAAATTAGATATAGTTAAGCAGCACTTTGGTAGAAACAACGATAAACTTTTATTATGGTAGGAGCATAGTTATATGAAATTTATTGACCTTTTCGCCGGTATAGGCGGTTTCCGAATTGCTTTAGAAAAATATAAAAATAAATGTGTATTTTCATCTGAGTGGAACAAATTTGCCCAACTAACTTATAAGCATAATTTTGGTGAAACGCCTTATGGTGATATCACTGAAATAAATGAAAATGATATCCCTAATCATGAAATATTATGTGGCGGTTTTCCATGTCAAGCATTCAGTATTTCTGGAAAACAAGCAGGATTTAAAGATACAAGGGGGACATTATTTTTTGATATTGCTCGAATTGTTAAACATAAACAACCTAAAGTTATTTTTTTAGAGAACGTAAAAAATCTTTTTAAACATGATTCTGGAAATACCATTAAAACAGTTATTTCTGTTCTTAAAGAATTAAATTATGAAACATTTATAAAGGTTTTAGACTCAAGTCATTTTGGAGTACCTCAACACAGAGAAAGAATTTTTATGGTTAGTTTTATAAAAGATTTAAATATACGTGAATTTGAATTTCCCAAACCAACTTTTAAAAAAGTTATATTACAAGACATATTAGAAGATAATGTGGATTTGTCTAGGTTTGAAATTAAAAGAAATGATATTAAAATTGACTATGAAAAATTAGATGTTTCTGATGACCTATTTCAAAGTAATTCATTAAAACCCATAAGAGTTGGAACAATAAATAAAGGAGGTCAGGGAGAAAGAATTTATAGTCCTAAAGGACATGCCATTACTTTATCTGCTTATGGTGGAGGTGCTGCTGGGAAAACTGGAGCATATTTTATTAATGGAAAAGTAAGACAACTTACACCTCGAGAGTGTTTACGAGTTCAAGGTTTCCCAGAAACATTTACATTTCCAGATGAAGTTTCGATATCTCAAAATTACAAAATGTGTGGAAATAGTGTGTCAATTCCTGTTATTGAGGCAATCTATAAACAAATTCACAAACACATAGGAGTATAAATAATGATGTCATGTCGTATTTGTGAGAGGGTAGAGGACGAGAGGAACATGCAAGAGCAAAAAGGTATCAGTCTTTGTCGCTCTTGTGTGGACTATTACACCGATGAGGAGTTAGCAGAGATAATATGGGGGAATGACGAATGAATGTTTTAAGCTGTTTCGATGGTTGGAATTATGATTTAGATGATTACCTTGCTATAGATAAAAAAACTGAGGAAGTAATAGCTGTATCTGGCAACAGTGACTTTACTGCTGAGGAGCTAGGACTTAAAACTATTGGCAACAACCGTGAGTACTACGTTGTTAAAGTTGTTAACACACATTCAAAAACTAAATGGAAGTAATTAAAATGACGACTGATATATATGATAAAGCATTAGACAATGCTATAATAAGAGCTGTAGCTGAGTTTAGGTCTGACGATGATGAGTACGTAGATAAATTAGCTGAGGAAGAACTAGAAAAACTTATGGAGAATAGCTATGGTTGATGACATGGATAGTCTAGTAAACATATCTAGAGAAATATTTATAGAGGATTGTTGGGCTAAGATGTTTGCGATGCATATTATGTGTCCTTGTCCTGACCCACAAGTAAAAAGATTATTTATAAACTTTGTAATCGGAAGATGTAATTATACAAATGTTGATAAAATTACAGAACAGTTTGTATTTGATTGCTTTCCTATGTTTATAAATCATAAGTGTCTTGGTAACAAGGTGCTTGACACCGAGGTGGATTCGTGATAGACTCCCCTCTCAAACTGAAAAAAACCAAAGGAGAAATTATATATGGTTTATGAAGGCATTGCTTATTGGGCATCTATTACTACACCTAACACTAGGTTTGAGCCAAAGTATTCTGTCGATTTAGTTGTTGATAAAGATACTGCTCAAGACTTAAAAGAGAAAGGCTTCAGTGTTAAGTTCGATAAAGAAGAAGGCCCGACTATAAGTATAAAGCGTAATGTAAATGGCCCTAATGGTATGGTGCGTAAAGCTCCTAAGTTACTGGACAAAAACAAGAACGAACTTGATTGCCTTGTTGGTAATGGTTCTAAGGTTAAGGTTCAGTGCAAGCCGTGGGAAATAAACCGCAATGGTCAAGCGTTCAAAGGTCTTGAGTTACAGGCAGTACAGGTAATAGACCTAGTACAGTACAGCTCAGGAGATGGCGATGAGTTTGATGCTATTACAGATTTAGAAACTGAGGTGGATGAATTATGAGTGAAGGTAATGTAGCGTATGTACTTGATGATGTATCTTACGAAGTTAGTAAGTTTACTGATGAAGGTAAGATAGTGTTTGCTAGACTTGTTGAAGTGCAGCAAGATATACAAAATCTTAATAGAAAGATAGAGATATTACAGGCTGCTGCTATAACACTAAATGTAAAACTAAAAGACCAACTAACGGAGGACATGCGAACTACTGTAGAGGATGCAGAACAAGTAGCATCTTAACTGAATGACCTTGGCAAGTCGGTAAACTGCCTTTACTTTATAGGAGATTACACGATGGCTTTTGTTAAGTACCATCAACCATGTTATTTATGTGACTCCAGCGATGCGGTATCTGTCAACGATGATGGCAGTGCATATTGTTTTAGTTGCGATAAACGAATACCAAACTACGAAGTAAAAGAAGGAGCAGATAAAAATATTGTACAGGAAATAAAAGTGCATAGAACAAACTCAGTAAATGAAATTGAAGGAGAGTTCTTAGCTCTTAATGATAGAGGTATTTCTCTAGCAACTGCTAAGAAATATAATGTTAAATCAACTACAAACCAGAACGGTGATGTAGTCCAACACTTCTACCCATACTGCATAGCTTCAGAAGTTACAAGCTATAAAGTTCGGAGTGAAGGTAAACACTTTACATGGCGTGGTAGCTCTCAAGGTACTGGTCTGTTTGGTGAATCCGCTTTCAAAGATAGCGGTAAGTTTATTACATTAGTCGAAGGTGAATGTGATGCGATGGCAGCGTATGAATTACTAGGTTCTAAGTGGCCTGTAGTTAGCGTTAAGTCAGGTGCAGCAGGAGCAGCTAGGGATGTTAAAAATTCACTGGAGTTTCTAGAAAAGTTCGACTGTGTAGTAATTAACTTTGACAATGATAAAGCAGGGCGTGAGGGTGCAAAGGCTGTAGCTAGATTACTAACACCTAGCAAGGCTAAGATACTTACAATGCCAGATGACTTTAAAGATGCTAACGAAATGCTCAGAGCTAAACGGGCACAAGCCTATGTAGATGCTTGGTGGGGTGCGAAGTTATATACACCATCAGGAGTTCTTAATATATCTGAACAGAAGTTAGACTTTAATAATCGTGAGCAGCGTGAGAGCATACCTTACCCTTGGGTTGGTCTTAATAAAAAACTATACGGTATGAGGCGAGGTGAGCTTGTGACACTGACAGGTGGTACAGGGCTTGGTAAGTCTAGTATTACCCGCGAGTTAGAACACTGGTTAATCACTCACACCAAGGACAACGTAGGCATCATAGCATTAGAGGAAGATTGGAGGCGTACTGTTGATGGTATACTTTCAATCGAGGCTAACGCTAGGCTTTACATTGACCAAGAGCGTGAGCAGTTCTCAGAAGATGACCTTAATAAATACTTTGATAATATTTATGGCGGTGAAAATAAAGATAGGGTGTGGATACACAGTCACTTCGGTATTACTAACATTGATGAAATCTTTAGTAAGTTAAGATTTTTAATTGTTGGTTGTGGTTGTAAGTGGGTATTCGTAGACCACCTACACATGCTTGTTAGCTCTATGTCGGAAGGCGATGAGCGCAGGGCTATAGATAATATTATGACTAGGCTTAGAAGTATTGTTGAGGAAACTAATGTAGGTTTAATACTTGTTAGTCACTTACGTAGAGTCGACGGTAATCGAGGACATGAGAATGGTATCTCGGTAAGCCTATCACACCTACGTGGCTCACAAAGTATTGCTCAGTTATCTGATTGCGTTATAGCTTTGGAGCGTGACCAGCAATCCGATGACCCTGAAGAAGCAAACACCACACACATGAGGGTACTTAAATCTAGGTACACTGGTGATGTAGGTATGGGCACTCACTTGCTTTATGATAGGGATACTGGTAGACTTCGGGAGACATTCATTGATGATGACAACGAGGTAGATGAGTTATGAAATCTTTAGTATTCGATATTGAAACTGACGGGTTACAGCCTACAAAAGTTTACTGTATGTCTGTCCTCGATGTTGAAACTCAAGAGCAATTTAATTTTAATCCAAAGAAACTAAGTGAAGGAGTTAAGTTATTACAACAAGCAGATAAATTAATTGGGCATAATATTATTGGCTTTGATATACCAGTGGTTAAAAGATTATTAAACACTGATTTATCAGACAAGAAGTTAGTTGATACACTAGTACTTTCTAGATTGTTTAATCCAGTACGAGCATCGCATAGCTTACAGGCTTGGGGATACAAGTTACAGTTTCCTAAGATAGAGTTCGATGACTATACTAGATACTCAGAAGAGATGATGAAGTACTGTGCTCAGGATGTATTCTTAAACTATAAAGTTTATGAAGAACTTAAACGTGAGAGCAGGGGATTCACTGGTGAGAGTGTTAATGTTGAGATGGATACTTATAAAATTACTACAGCTCAAAAAGACTATGGCTTTATGTTAGATAAAGATAAAGCTAATAAGTTGTTGGAGGAACTGACCAGTGAGCTTAACAACACCCAAGAGGTTGTGCATAAAACATTTACTCCTAAGATAAATGAAAGGGTAATCTACCCACAGCACACACATGATGGAGTGTTACGTAAGTTAGGTATAGATAAAGACGGCAAGCAAGCCAGACTGTCTGATGAAGAGTATAATATATTTAAAGATTGTACTGCTTCAGAGATTGTACGAACTGCAAAGGAAGAATTTAATTTAAGTTCTCGACAGCAGATAGGTACATACTTACAGGAGTTTGGTTGGAAGCCTAAAGTATTTACACCTACAGGGCAGCCAAAGGTTGACGAGAAGATACTAGCTACTGTTACGGACATACCCGAAGCAGCAATGATAGCTAACTATTTAATGTTACAGAAACGGATAGCACAAGTACAGTCGTGGTTATCTTTTTTAGATGGTGACAGAGTGCATGGCTCAGTTATATCTAATGGTACTATCACTGGTAGAATGTCGCACCGTGACCCTAACATGGCTCAGATACCTAGCCTATCATCTCCCTACGGTAAGGAGTGTAGAGCTTGCTGGACAGTTCCTAGGGGCTATAAGTTAGTAGGTGTGGATGCCAGTGGTCTTGAGCTACGGATGCTTGCACACTATCTTAATGACAAGGAGTTTATAAATGACATACTCAACGGAGACATACACACAGCTAATCAAGCAAGGGCGGGATTGCAATCAAGATCTCAGGCTAAAACTTTCATCTATGCATTCTTGTACGGAGCAGGAGATGCAAAGATTGGACAAGTGGTTGGAGGAAACAAAGCTCAAGGTAAACGAGTTAAGCAATCTTTTCTCAATAATTTCCCATCACTTAAGTCTTTTAGAAATAGAGTTAAGAGAGAAGCAGATCAAAAAGGTTACATCAAAGCTCTAGATGGACGTAAAGTATTTATACGTAGCTCACATGCTGCATTAAATTCTTTACTGCAAAGTGCTGGAGCTATCGTTATGAAGCGAGCTTTGGTTATACTTAATAACAAATTACTTTCGAGCGACATAGATGCTCACGTTGTAGCAAATGTGCATGACGAGTGGCAGATAGAAACTTGGGAGAATGATGTAGATAGACTAGGTTCTATGGCGGTTGACTCCATCGTGGAAGCTGGTGTATATTATAAACTAAAGTGTCCGATGGATGCTGAATATAAAATAGGAGATAACTGGAGTGACACACACTAACGTAATAGCAATGACTAGAAAAGAAAGGTATGCTCTTGTTGAGTCTAATCCGCAGAGTAAAGATTATAAATTATCTATACTAAGAGCTGCTAAAAGGCGAGCAAGAAAAAGAAACATATTCTTTGATTTAACTGTTGATGATATACATGTAAGCACACACTGTCCTATACTTGGAACTTTACTTGAAGTTGGTTCAGACAACTGGCAGAACTCTCCAAGCCTAGACAGGATTGATAACACTAGAGGGTATGAACCTGACAATGTTATGGTAGTATCTATGATGGCTAACTCAATTAAGAACCAAGCTACACCTACACAAATAAGAAAGGTTGCAGACTTCTATGAAAAACTCTACGCAGAAAAACTTATCAACATTAGTTAATGATATATATGATACTGTATCTGATTTAAATATAGGAGAAAAACAAATACCTGATGAGCTGTTAGCTGATGTTACAGCAGGTATAGGTAATGCTATAATTGAATGGGCAACTCCGAGGGATAGAAGCAATTCTGTCCTTCGTATGTCTAGCATTGGTAAACCTTCAAGGCAGTTATACTACGCAGATAAGTATAAAGAAAGTTCCCCGCCTGACGCAGCTACTTTAATTAAGTTTTTGTATGGTCACATACTTGAGGAGCTGCTTTTATTTTTAGTTAAACTAGCAGGTCACGAAGTTACTGACCAACAAAAAGAAGTTACTGTTAAAAATATCAAAGGTCATATGGATTGTAAGATTGATGGTGAGGTTGTAGATGTTAAGAGTGCTTCTGGATTTTCTTTTAAAAAGTTTCAACACGGAACATTAAGAGACAGCGATCCCTTTGGTTACATGTATCAGCTTGCTGGGTATGAGAAAGCAGAAGGTACGAATGACGGTGGCTTCTTAGCTATTAACAAAGAGTCTGGAGAGGTTGCTTTGTATCAGCCAGAAGAACTAGATAAACCTAATGTTGAATCTAGAATAGATGATTTAATAGAAATGTTTAGTATACAGCAGATACCTGACAAGTGTTATCAACCTATACCAGCAGGTACTAAAGGCAACATGAAACTACCTATGGGCTGCGTATACTGCCCACACAAAATAGAATGTCACAGTGATACTAACAATGGTAAGGGCTTACGCATGTTTAAATATGCTAAAGGTATAGAGTATCTTACTAGCGTTAAATCTTTACCCAGAGTAGAAGAAATAATATGAGAAAGAAAACATTAAAAAAAATTGATGCTAAAGTAGATAGCTTGTTGGTCGAGTGGGTTAAAAGTCTGCTGAGTGACGAGGAGCAAGAACAAGTTACTCTTGAAAATTATAAAACTTTATTACCTAAAGAAGAATACATATTAGCTAGAGGTACAAACTACTTATCATTTTATACTTGCCGATGGGCTAGGCAAAATATAAAAAAATTAATTCGTAAAGGCGTAGACTTAGACAGTATAACTATTGGAGATTTAGAATGGATGCTGAAAAAGACAAGCACGAACCGTCAGTTGAACAGCTTCTAATTATTATGGCTTGCACGTTACAGTTACGTGGTGGTGATTTAGAACTTGAAGAATTAATATTTCTTAAACAAGCAATAGATAAAGGAATAGACAGCTACAGAAAGGAGATACATTGAAAAGAAAACCACGTAAGAAAAGACCTAAGCATATAAAAATAGATGGGTACGATAGTATATGGGAGTTTATACTGCACGATACTTTACTCAAAGAATGGGAGCATCACTCAGAAAAAGTAGAGTACACTGTTAAACATACCTACGAACCAGACTTCAAAAGGACTTTACAAAATAAGACAATTCTGTTAGAATCTAAGGGTAGATTTTGGGATCACGCTGAGTACTCTAAGTACATATGGATACGTGAAAACCTGCCCAAGAATACCGAGTTAGTATTTTTATTTGCTAACCCCTCCGCACCAATGCCTAATGCTAAAGTAAGAAAGGATGGAACTAAACGAAGTCATGGCGAGTGGGCTAGTGTCAATGGATTTACTTGGTACTCAGAAGATACCTTACCTGATAAGTGGGTCAACATGAAAGCAAGAGAAACAGAAGAATTTTTATTAAGAAAACGTGCAGCAGAAGAAGCAAAGAAGGAAGAAACTAATGTCGAGATTTAAACAGATAGAAGCTATATTAGAAAAAGATATGGAAGATGTAGTAAACAATCCTATCCATTATAATAAAGGCAAAATAGAATGCATTGAAGCTATCGAAGCTATGCTAACTAAAGAAGAATACCTTGGTTACTTACGCGGAAATAGTTTTAAGTATAGATGGAGGATGAGGTATAAGGGAAAGCCCTTAGAAGATTTAAATAAAGCAGAATGGTATGACACTAAAGCTAAACAATTTGTTATAGACAATCCTGAGTTGACGGAGAAATCAAATGACGATGGAAAGAAAAGCTGAGCGAACTGCTAAGTTTAATAAAAATAAAAAATCAAAAACTAAACAGAAATCTAAACGATACAAAAAAGAAAAAAAGGAATACACGAATGACTTTGAAAACTCAAGAGTATCTTGGGATACAGATAGATTATGATAAAGAAAAAGAACTAAGTCAATTTTCATTAGACACATTAAAAGATAGATACTATTGGGAGGAAGAAGATCATGCTCAACAAGCTTTTGCTAGGGCTGCTATATTTGGGTCAACGTACAAAGGACACACTGATTACGGTCTTGCACAAAGACTTTATAACTACGCAAGTTCTTGCTGGTTTATGTTTAGTACCCCTATACTTAGTAACGGGGGAACATCTCGCGGTCTTCCCATTAGCTGTTTTCTTAATTTTGTGCCTGATTCCCGTCATGGGTTATCTGATCACTATGATGAGAATATATGGCTGGCATCAGCAGGTGGAGGTGTCGGTGGATATTGGGGTGCTGTTCGGAGTAACGGTACTAGCACTACTAACGGTAGCAAATCTACTGGCTCTATCCCTTTTATGCATGTCGTAGATTCACAGATGCTTGCCTTTAATCAAGGCGTTACAAGGCGTGGTAGCTACGCAGCTTACATGGATGTAAGCCATCCTGAGATTGAGGAGTTTATAGCCATGCGTAAGACTACAGGAGGAGACTTAAACCGTAAGTGTTTGAATCTACACAACGCAGTAAACATAACCAATGAGTTTTTAGATGCGGTACGAGATGATTTATCTTGGAGATTGATTGATCCAAAAACCAAGACAGCCGTAAAAAATGTAAGTGCTAGAGACTTATGGTGGCAGATAATACATACACGCTCTGAGACAGGTGAGCCATACATAGTTAACCTAGATAACTGCAATGACGCACTACCCAAAGAACAGAAAGACTTAGGCTTACAGATACGCCAGAGTAACCTATGCTCAGAGATTACTTTACCTACTGATGAAGAACGTACAGCAGTCTGTTGTTTGTCTAGCGTTAACCTAGAAAAATTTGATGAGTGGTCTACCGATAGTTTGTTTATTGATGACCTTGTTACTATGCTTGATAATGTAATAGAACATTTTATTGAGAACGCAGTAGACACAGACGAACTAGGAACATACAGAGCTAACGCAGACAGATTTAAAAATCATATTAAGGAGGGAATGAATGGATATAAAAAATCAACTTACTCGGCTTATCGAGAAAGGAGTATCGGGTTGGGAGCGATGGGTTTTCACAGTTACCTCCAAAGCAAAGGAATACCTTTTGAAGGTATATACGCGAGTTCGTTTAACAACAGAGCGTTTAACCTTATCAAAACTAAAGCAGTTGACGCAAGTAAAAGACTTGCTGAAGAAAGGGGCGAAGCACCTGATATGGTTGGTAGCGGATTACGTAATGCTCATCTCTTGGCTGTTGCTCCTAACGCTTCTAGTTCCATTATATGTAATGGTACAAGCCCTAGTATTGAGCCTTCAAGGGCTAATGTGTATACTCACAAAACGCTAACAGGGTCTTACCGAGTACAAAATAAATATCTTGAGAAACTTTTAGAAAGTAAAAATAAAAATACAGATAAAGTATGGAAAGATATATCAGCAAATGAGGGGTCAGTACAGCACCTAGACTTTTTAACTGATGAAGAAAAAGAAGTCTTTAAAACTGCACCAGAAATAAATCAGATATGGATAATAGAACACGCACACCACAGACAAAACTATATATGTCAAAGCCAAAGCGTAAACTTATTCTTTGCTCCACCTAAAGCTACTGAGCCACAGGAAGTACACGATGCTTTCCTACAGTATGTTAATGATGTTCATTGGGCAGGAGCTAAAAACTTAAAGTCTCTGTACTACTTGCGGTCTGACGCTGCAAGAAATGCAGAAAATGTAAACATAAAAATACCACGAATAGACTTAGAGAATGTCGAATGTCTAGCGTGTGAGGGATAACAATGAGCTTACTTAATACCAGAAATTACTACAAACCTTTTGACCATCCTTGGATGTTTGATTACTACGTACAGCAGAATCAAATGCACTGGTTTCCAGAGGATGTACCACTACACAATGACGTTAAAGATTGGCAAGACCTTAACGAAACAGAACGCAGCTTGCTCACACAGATATTTAGATTGTTTACTCAGTCGGATGTAGATGTAGGATCAGGATACGTAGATAAGTACATGCGTATCTTTAAAAAACCAGAAGCCCGTATGATGATGGGGGCTTTTGCTAACATGGAAAGCATACACCAACATGCATACAGCTTACTGTTAGACACGGTAGGTATGCCTGAGACAGAGTACAAAGCTTTTTCAGAGTACGAAGCTATGGCAGACAAACACGAATACATAAACAATATAAAGGTTACTGTTAAAGATAAAGAAAGTATTGCAAAAGCATTAGCTGTGTACAGTGGATTTACCGAGGGGTTGCAGTTATTTAGCAGCTTTATAATACTTTTAAACTTTCCAAGATTCGGAAAGATGAAGGGTATGGGTCAGATAATCACATACTCTATACGTGATGAGTCCTTGCACGTAGAAGCCATGACAAAATTGTTTCGTGAGTTTATACAAGAAAACATAAACCTGTGGACTGATGACTTTAAGAAAGAAATTTATCAGGCTTGCAGAGATATGGTAGACCTAGAAGATAGGTTCTTAGACTTAGTGTTTGAGGTAGGAGAAATAGAAGGTTTAACTAAAGAAGAAATGCAGCAGTACATTAGATACATTGCAGACCGCAGACTACTACAGCTAGGATTAAAACCTAACTATGATGTACACGATAATCCTTTAACTTGGCTTGATGATGTGTTAGGTGTAGAACACCAGAACTTTTTTGAGGGTCGCTCTACTTCTTACATGAAGGCAGGGCTACGAGGTAACTTAGAAAAGGTGAGGTTTGTATGAATAAAAAAGAAGGTAACATAATATCGTTCAGAGTTTTTATAGACTCCAAAGGTAACTTGGTTACGGAGTTTAAGAAACTTCCTGAAAAAGAAATCAGCAATATATTTGACGAGCATGACTCGCCTTTAGTATCAAAGATAATTAACGAGTTAAACCCCAAACTAGAGGGGCTTCACTCGCATCTAGAAAAAGAGTTGGGGGTCTTACGTTAGCGCATGTTTATGTACATCGTAACTTCAAAGCCATATCTCATATCTATGTATGTTGGTTTTTCCCATATCATTGTAAATATCTCCTTTTAGCTTACTGCTTTAATACCTAACCTTCTGTTCATCACCATCTGTTCTGAGGTGGTTAAAACAAAGTTAGAATGTTTACATATCTGCTCTATTAATAATTTTTTTAAAGCATCATCTTTTCTGTTGCTCTCAGCACAACCATATATTTCAGAGAACATCGTGCCTAAATGTTTTAGGGCATCGGTGTTTACTCTGATTGTGGCTGCTTCTGGAGACTCTGTTTGAAAATTAAAAATCTCATCCATTGCATTATGCCTCTAGGTCAGTTGTAAAAACTTGAAGTGGTCGCTCCTTACCTTTAACTGTGATCTCATTCATCCTTGTTAAATTGTATTTACTTTTACCTGCTGTAGATTCACCTATTAATATATTTACCTGCTGTTCTTTAGTAGCCGACTCTAGACGAGCTGCTGTATTTACAGCGTCACCTATAGCTGTATAGTCAAACCTTGAATCACTTCCCATATTACCTATGACAGCTTCTCCTGAGTTTATACCTATACCTATAGCAATCTTGGGTAGTCCTTCTTTAACTAGCTTGTCATTCAACAAGTCCATATTAATTAGTATTTGATTAGCACAGTTAATAGCTCTGTATTCGTGGTCATCTTGGTCAAGCGGAGCGTTAAAGATAGCCATCATAGCATCACCAATATACTTATCTACCATCCCACCATACTTCTGTACCGCAGTTTGCTGTGCCGTTAAAGCTTTATTCATAATATAAGTTACTTTTTCAGGCGGTAAAGTTTCTGACATACTAGTAAACCCTCTAACATCCGTAAATAAAAAGGTAGCGTACCTCTTTTCTCCACCTAATCTAAGCAAACTTGGGTCTTTCTGTAGCTGTTTAACCTGTCTAGGGTCTAGATAATGCTCAAATTGTTTCTTTATTTGTTGCCTAAGTCTATGTTGGGTACGGTAATTTAAAAAGTAGGCCACCGTAGAGGCCAAAATCTGGGTAATTAATGCCCAAGTTGTGTCGATTAGTAGCCCATTCTTAACAAATAGTATTTCTGTTGCTGCTGTGCTACCAAAGATTACCAGTAAAGAAAGCACCCCTCCGACCACACCTAAGCCACTAACTAACATCCACACCAGAGTCACTGTAGTGATGTATATGAGGAGTTCTAGCAGCAATGAATAGTTGGGTACATGTGGGCTGTTCTCTATCAACATGGACTCTGCTAGGGCTGCTTGAATGTATTGAGGTTCTAGAAGTCCTATGGGTGTTGCTACCTGTGGCATCACTCCATCGGCTGTAACACCTACAAAAACAAACCTACCTTCTATGTCATAAGAATCATACATCTCATCTACCAAAGAAACCTCGTAAGTCTTTACCCAAGATACCCACTTCCTACCTAACGAGTCTACTTTAACAGGCGGTATACCCTGAACTGTAACTTCTTCTAATCCATTTTCACCAGTTGTTATTATATATGTCTGTGCATCTGCCAGTACCTTTAGTACCTGTGTACCAAAAGAAGCCAGCCAACCGTCAGGAGTCTTGTATAGTAGCGGTACTCTGCGTACTAAGTTGTCTACCTCTACAGGAGCTGTTGCTATACCCTGCTCAGTCCAATCCGAGTCCTTTAGTATATCTATGTTTTGAGCTACACCGTTTGATAAGTAACCGCCTGCTCCCTCACCACGTATAACAGTTCCTACGGTTTCGGGGTACTCTCCACTGTTGTTACCAAACAAGGCTAACACTGTAGATGTGTGGCTTAGAGACTTAGCAAAGGCTTCATCTCCTCCGAGCCTGTCTGGATGTGGAAAAGACATAACCCATCCTACTCCTGTAGCACCTCTACGCAGTAAGCTGTTGTTTATCTCTGCTAGTCTAGCGCGAGGTAGTGGATACCCACCCTCTCTATCTATATCTTCTGCTGTAATGTTTAGTATTGCAAAATAACCAGACTCCTCTGGTGTCTCTACAAGCCTATCAAATGTTCTCATCTTTAAAACTTGATAAGCTGTAGGCTGTAGCAGTAGTGGAAGTATAAGTAAACTTACTAAAATAAAACCGTATAAATTTTTCATTAAGATCCTTGTAGTATTCTTATTGTTGAATCTGAGCCACCATTAATCTTGACAATCTTCTCGACACCTTCTTGCATAAGGACTACGGTATACGCATTACTTCCATCTACGTCTAACCTAACTTTGTGTCCTACGAATCTTTGCAGCGTAACTATCTGCCCATTTACTAGCGTAGTAATCTGTGTATCTTTATCCTGACCTAGTGCTGTACCTGTAATCTGCATCGTACTAGATTGTTTCAATTTATCTTCTTCTTCGGCAACTGCAAGAGCATCTAGCACATTTAACAGATCTTCTAAAAAGTTAACATCAAGATAATTAATATCTAATTCAGTAAATTCAAACTCTGAGGACTCGTCAAGAAAATCATCTGCTAAAAAGTCTACATCTAACCCTGAAAAATCTAAGTAAGGATTGCTTTCTGCTACAGTTTCTATCTCCTCAACACGTTCGGATCTTTTAGGAGGAGTTACAATCAACATATTATCAATTAAATCTAATGTTAAATTTAATATAGCAGGTTTAGTCGGAGCATTCACAAACAACGAAGCTGTAGTAGCTTGATAAGGTTTGTTTAAAGTTACGCTACCTGCTGCTGTCGAAACTACAATCTCTCCAGACGACAAACCGTTAGCATCGGGCAGTAAAATAATTAAACTTTTACCAAGCTCATCGACTGTACATGTAAAGTCTGTACCTAGTATTGCGATGTTTGCTGTAGGTGTAGATAAGTTAATATTCTTTTTATCTATCTTACCCAGCTTGCCTGTAAGAAACCTAGCCGTACCTCTAGCAAATTTCAGAGTCATTTTAGATTTGCTAGGGTTTGGGTCGTAGATGTACTCATTGATTAGTAACTTGCTGTGCTCAGTAAGTTTTACTTTACTGTCATCTTCAAAAGTTATAGCCATTCTACCTCTAGAAGTTTCTACATTGTCTAGAGATTGAATGCCTAAGTTAAGCTCTGCTCCTAACTCCTTGTCTCTGATTACCCTACCACGGCCGTTAAGCTCTGATATAGCTCCTATGTCAGCAGCCTGTAGAGGTTCCCTGATCGTCTTGGTCAACACAAATAGAACCATTAGAGCCATCAGAAGTAATTTTGAGCCAATCGTTATTTTGTGTACTTGTTTGTGAAACACTGAATGTCCTTGAACCTCCTGTATGATCTAACCAAAAATAACCGCCAGAACTAGCATTAACTCCTGTACCTGTATAGGTTACAGTATTGTCGCTGCCGTCAATATCCATGTAGTTAGTTGCTTGATCAATGTTTATGCTAGATGTAATTGTGTTATTACTTCCCTGTATTATCCAATCTAAATCAAGAGTACTTGCTGCTGCACTAGTTGCTTGATTTAGCGTCATGGTATTGCTACTGCCCGTTACATTTACATTTACGTTAGAACTGTCTGCCCCATACGTATTGCTTGTATCAGTTGAAACTGTCATATCATTTGAATCACCTGTAAACTGAAAAAATCCAGTGTACGTGTCTGCTGTTATGTCTCCTTTCCAAAGGTTGCTTGAACCTATTTGATTTATATCTAGAGTATTTGTTGTACCTATGAAGTCAAAATCTGTAAGCGTACCTGCTACAGAACCGACACCACCTATCAGGTTAGAACCGCCCTGTTGTTCTAGGTCAATATTTGCAGTCGCTCCTGACTGATCCATATATATCTCATTATCAGCTAAAACAAAATTTATAACAGAGAAAAATAATATAAACGCTTTAATCATTTTTTATCTCCCAGTATTTTTTGCTTACCCCTTCGTTAATAGTTTGTAGTACTGCTGTCTCTATTGCTGCTTGAAGGGCAATGTTTATTGATTCATTCTGCACCGAACCATTCTCAATCTCTATTAGTTCAGTTCCTTGAGCTACAAATTTAAAAACATCTTGGTTGTATCCTACACTTAGGACACTCTTAGTTACTAAAGTTTCTATTAGTACCCTACCAGTAAGTACAGAAACTGTTCTTAATGATACAGTAATAATATCTTGTCTGTATTTTCTGGAAGCTCCGATACCTAAGTACCTTGCTCCAGAACCTCCAGAAAGCACATTACTTTCGTAACCTACAACACTTCCCTCCATAAGCAACCCTGCAAAAAGTAAAGGCTTTAACTTTTGTTTTTCATCAAAGTCTGCTCTAGCTGACCTGATAAGCTGCCTTTCCTTTGCAAGATGTTCTAGCCCTACTCTATCGACTACATCGAAGAACCCACGCTTCTCAGAACCTGCGTGGTGTAACGCTCGTATAAGATACGCTACAGGCTTTTGAGTTACGGCAGTACTGAAGCTTGCATACTCCCCGTTGCTTCTTCTCTGCCCTGTGTCATCTAAGAAAGCTCCTGCATACACCGCAACTACGGGTTTTTTAGTTGGTGCGTCTACTTTTGCAAGTTCTTTTATAAGAAGCTTTCGTATAACTGGTTGTTCTATTTTGGGAGATATATGCCCTTTTATTCCTCCTGTATTTGCACAACTAGAAAGTAAAGCTGCCAATAGGAACAGTAATAGTAGTTTCACCACCTTCCGTGTCTGTAATTTTAAGTGAAACAAAACTTCCATCTGTACTATAATCCACCTTATTACCTTCTAATGTAAAGCTTCCGCTTTCTGATTTAGTTTCTCCAAACATATTGTCTACTAACTGCCTAGATAACTCTGCATATATGCGACTTTCTAAGTTACGAATAAACCTAGCAAGCGTTGTGTTATTTTGGTCACGTAATAGTTCTTCTTTATACGCTTGAATTTCTTCTTTAATTTTTTCTTCACGACTGTGTTCTTGGTTTTCTATAGTAAGGTAGTGCGCTGACGTACCGTTACCAGAAAAACTAGGACTCTTAAATTTAAATAACATCTCATCAGCAGAAATGGTATTTAAAAATAAACTACATCCAATGCTAAGTAGTAGTTTCATCGTTGTTTTTGCTTTCAACTTCACGTAACTCTATAACCGTGTCTAGTTTTTGTTGCAGCCGTATAATGTCATTGTCCAACATCCTTATGCGATCTATCAAGCCGACTAGAGTCCCCATTGTTTCTCCTAGCTTGGCTTTTATTTGCTTGGTTATAAACTCCCATATGAAGTAAATCATGTACAGCAAACCTACCGTAGCTACAATAGGAAAACCATATTCTCCAATAATCTGTGCTACGTTCACTAGTCTCTCCTCGCATCTTCTTTACCGTTAGCTCTAGATATTCTATCCAAGTCTGGTCGGATACCTAGAACTGTACACATAGTACAATCTATCCTAACCATGTCGTGATTCATTGTTTTAACTCTGTTGTCAAGATTAAACACAATATTATGTATTGCATTTACTTCACCGATAACAGACTGTAGTATGTACTTTATGGTAAGGAAAATAAAAAAGCCACCTATAAGTGACATTGCAATGGGAAACCCTACCTCAGCTATTAGTGTAAATACATCGTTCATTTTGATCTGTCTTTAATAACCTCTCTAAGTATGATTACAAGAAAAATTACGAATGTTAATTGAATTAAACTCATTACCATTTTACTTTGTCTGCCCAATAAGCTGCACTCATTTTACCCTTAGCAATGTTTTTACCATGCCGAGCTTTAAATGATTTACGTCTCATCTTCTGTGTACGCGACTCACCAGCTTTAGGTTTACCAGCAGTCTTAACTCCCTGCTGACCAAAACGTATAGTCTTAACCTTGTCACCTTGTTTAGCTACAACTACGTGTGATTTAGTTGGGTGCTTAGGAGTTCGTTTAGGTTTGTTGTACCCACTAACACCTGCTCTTTTTAAGCGCGAGTCATTAGCTTTACCACCTTTCTTGTATTCTTCTCGCATCATTTCTTACGATACCTCCTAGTTTTCTTGGCTATTTTCTTAGGTTGCTTACTGTGCTGCTTACCTTTCTTAGTATCTTCACGTTTCTTTTTAGTAGTTGCAGCATACTCCTTACTCGACAAAGCTTTGATAGCTTTTGTAGGCAGGTAACGCTCTCCTGTCTCCGAAGATTTTTTACCAGACTTAGTACGCCATTTTTGTTTAGACCACTTCTTGAGTGACTTTTGAGATTTTTTAAGAGCCACGGGCTTTCTTCTGAGCTTTTTTAGATAGTTCTTTTAAATGATATAACCGTTGACTAGTTTTACCGTGAGTCTTACCTGTATGTAATTGACCATTAGGCATCTTGTGAGTAGCACCTTTCCACTCTGTCCCATCTTTTTTATAATGTTTAACACCTTTCATTATTTGTAACCTCCGCCAGCAGATTTGTATTCTTTAGCAAGCATCTGAGCTTTTCTTGCAGACCACTGACCTGCTTTACCACCCTTAGTACCTGCTTTAATTTTATTAAACAATCGCTTACGCATAGCAGGTTTAGTGTAGTTACCTGCTTCGTTTACTTTAGATTTAGTTTTTTTCTTTTTAGCCATTACTTACCTCTTGTCATTGCAGCACTACCAAAGTAGAAACCTATGATGTTCATTATAGATACTGGTAGCCACTCTGGAGTTACCCAACCTTCTAGGGTAAGATACTCTGTAACAGTATGGGTACTGTCAAAAATACCAAATAAAAACTTACTACCTTGTGTAACTTCTACTGGTATATTTGTAACTTGGTTTAAAAGAGGGGCCATAAAAACAATACCAATGCCAGCTAACATCGCAGTAACCACAATGAACCTACGTATCCAAGCAGCGTTAGGATTCTGATACGCTCTTGCACTGTCTACACTTTCCTGAACTTGCTGATTAGCTTGTAGCATCATCTTGTGCTGCTCTGCTTTGTCTGCTTGAGACTGTGACCACATCTTCATAACCCCACCTAAAGCGGTAGAGCCTAGCATTGATATTGCTTCTACTGGTAATCCCAACATTTTATCTTTCCTTTTTAATCAAGTAATATTTTTTTTTGTTTATTTAGATAAATCTATTTTACCTAAATTAATGTTTACATTTTGTCCTTCACCTTCTGGCGAACCAAACCACTTACCAACTTTTCGTACAACATTATAACCTTCACCTTGTAGTGCTGCACCACCTATTTCTTTTGCCATTTGATAAAAATCTGTAAAAGAATTTATATCTGCTGAATCATTAAAGTTAAACTTATCTACAATAATAAGATTACCATTATCATCTATCTTTGCTTTGGCTTGACCTAAAGATGTTTTTAAATTAAATCTTTTATCAGTTATATCTGGTACACCTTTTGTAGTATAACTAACATCTGAATAAGCGTTATTACCTTTTACACTTTTATAATCTGCATACTCAATATTAGTTTTACCTTTACTTAAAACATCTAAAGCAATAGATTTTAATATTGTTTTATATTCTGGATTTAAATTTTTCTCTGTAAACATTTTTTCAAACTTGCCACCAGTGCTTTGTTTAAATACATCATTAACCATTAACCTAACATTAGGTGGTATCTTGTTAATAAGATTATTCCAACCAAATTTATTTGCTTCTATTGTATCTTCAGGTTGTATATTTCCATCAAACTTTTTAGCATTAACTTCTATCTCTTGTTTATTCTCTGGTATTGTTGCAGAAGTACCAATTTTGTTAGAAACTTTTTTAGGCTCTTTAGATTTAAAATAATCTTGTACTTGTTGTGCTTTTTTATAATTGTTTGTAGCAAACCAAGCCGCTTGTTTTTCATTATCAAATTCTATAAACTCTCCTGTTTGTATTGCTCTTTCAAAAGCAGCTTTACCTGTTAATTTTTCAAGCTCATTAGTTTTAGGGTTTACAAAAATTGTAGGGTACGCAAAGTTACCGCTATTTGCCATACGGTGAGTTTCTCTACCTTTTTTTGTTTCAATAGCCTTTGTGTAGTTTGGGTTTTTACTATCAATCATTCTATTTATAAAAGGAATATTTTTATTTGCCTCTACAATTTCTGTAGCAAATTTTCTATCTATTTTATTTTGTATTTCTTTAGACATTTGTAAATTTTCACCATCGTAGTCAGCACTAAATCTACCACCTAGTTGCTTAACACTTATGTCTGAAGAACTTTTTACATCAGATGCTTTTGCCTCACGTATAAATATATTTTTTATTGCATCAATAATTTTACCGCCATCAAATTCTTTTACTCTACCACCATACCCAAAGCCTAACCTAGAAAGAGGGTCAACAGCACCGCCACCTTTAAACCCTAAACGTCTTAAAGGATCTTCTTGATCAATAAAAGCAGTACCAGCTTGCATGTTATAGGGCAGCCCTGTAAACTTATCTATACGCTCGTCAGGCTCAGTAGAAGCATTTGGTATATCTACTTCACCACCCATTGCAAAACCACGCCTACCTCTTTTCATTTTTTCAAACTCTTCTAAAGATACTTCTTTCATTATATCTTTAGTTTGTGTAAAATCTTCTATTTCTTGAGGATACAAATCAGCTCTAGAAATTTGTCTAGAATATGCTTCAATGTTTTTTAAAGCTTCTTTAGCTTGAGTTCTGCCCATTTTTTCAATGATAGCTTTTTTTCTAGTTTGACTTATTGTGTCAGGTAAAAATTTACCTCTTAACAAAAAGTATCTTTCTTTTTTGCCAACAATACCAGAAGCTTTTAAAAGTTTAGATATTTCATATTTTGCAAATCCTAAATCTCGCATTGCTAAAACATGACGAAACATTTCCTGCTGTGCTTGATATTTTTCTGCTTGAGATCTTGTGTACTCTGCAAAAAAATCTCTGCCTTCTTTACCGTAAGCTATCTTTGGCTTAGTTATTTGATACCTTGTGGTGCTTATATAGTTTTTAGTTTGGTAATTAAACTTATCTTCTATAGTAAATTTATTAAAATTAACACCCGATAACATTTCTAGAGTTTTAGCTTCTAAACTTCTTTTTTGTCCTGTTGTTGGGTTAGGAGTTTCAAAAATAGCTTCTGAATATTTTTTTAAATCTAACAAAACTCCGGGGGCTAAGCCTTTAGCTAAATGACCAACTGCACCAAAAACAATAGAATCCATATCTTTGTTTACAAATAGTTGCTTACCAGAAGATGTTCTTCCTGAATCATCTTTAAGAGCTGTGTATAAATCACCCATAAGTTCTGAAAACATTGCTTCATCTGCAAACGGTTGAATCATTACTCCAAAAGAACTAATAGTAGCGTCTAACATTCTTTTAGGTAAACCTTCTCCATCAAGTTTACCCTCTGCAAA